GCAGGCTCGCTCCCACAGACCCCGCGTCATTCCCGGATGTCGTGATTGAGGGCGATCCTGGGTGAGAATCAGGCCTTGGCGTCGAGGCAGGTTGCATCGATCTTGCAGCGATAGCTTTTTTCCCGGTCACCCGTGGCGGTGACCTTGTCGATCGACCAGCGGCCGCGCATGAAATCCGGCCAGGTCGGGTCCAGCAGGACGATGCCTTCGGCGGACAACCCCGGGTTGCCGGGGCATTCGATGGCAACCTTGAGGGCTTCGCGCATCAGCCTGCGCACTTCGCCTTCACCGGCGGCGCGGGCGTCTTCTGCGCTCTGGAAATGCTGTCGAAGGATCTTGAACGGCGCGATGCCACTTTCCTCCACCTGCACTTTGCCAGCCGCCGCATCCCACCAACGGGTCTTGCAGCCCTGGTATTTCGCCCGGGCGGTTTCATCGAGGACGGCGGAGATAAAAGCCTGATCTCCAGGACGATTGTTCGTCGTCACCGACAGCTTGATCTGCGGCAAAACCTTGCCCGACAGCGACTTCGCCTGACCACGCCGAGCCAGCACATACCATTCGTTGATCGGTTTGGCGACGGCGTCATGCCGATGGGCCAAGCGCGTCAGGAAGCCCATATCGGTTTCGTTGGACTGGTCGATGTGCCCAATTTTTATCAGCGACAGCTCCGGCGCCACACGCGGCGAAAAACCATGCCTGGCGGTCAGTTCACGGAACAGTGCGCCCAGGGTCGTCGGGCCATGGCTGACGGACCGACGCTGTTTGAATCCGGTCTGGTCCGCCGCACTGAACGGCGCGGCCATGGCCACCAACGTCAAGCGCAGGGGAAACAGCGTCGGCGTGCGCCGGGTAATGACGAACTCCCCCTTGTCCACCAGTCCGGACTCCAGATAACCCACCCGCAGACCGATTTTTCCGCCGAGGCTGGGTAACCCCTCAAGCCCTTCCAGGCTGATGACGAGGGTCAACTGATCGGACTCGATCCCCGCCGCGTCGACGTGGGTCCAACTGAGCAAGCGCTCATTGAGCAGTGCCGCATTCGCACCATAGATTTCTACTGCTGGCGTGAAACCCAGTGACATGTTGCCTCCTTAATCCCAAGCCGATACCGGTGCGGGTGCAACGGGTTTCAGATCCACCTCCGGCAAGGCAACCCACACCCCCGCCGGCAGTACCGGGCCCCATTCGGCCAGTCCGGGATTGAGCAGCCAGAGCGCTTGCTCGGAGGCATCGTCACAACACTCAAGCTCGCGGTACAGCAACAGATTCACCGAATCACCGGCGATACTTCGAACCCTACGCATTGGCGAACTCCGTCAATTCAATCACCCAGCCGACCACCATCGCCGTACCGTCATCGATGACCTCAGTCTGGGTTTCCGACACCTTGTTGATCTGCCAAAACCCCCAGTTGCGCCCGATGCCATCCACCAACGGCACAGGCACGCGCAAGGCCTGCAATGCACGCAGCTCATCGAGCCGATCCATGGCGGTCGCGTACATCGACTTGCCCGTGATCGTCAGCCCTTGCAGGCCTTGGCCGACCTGGCTGGACTTGGGTTTGCTGGTAAGGATGTCGATGCTCTTCCAGCCGCCATCCGAGGTGCGTACCAGCGAGTGGTACGCGAAGTTTCTCGACAGCCCGAAAATGAAACTGCCGAGTGCCATTTGCTGACGCATCACGTACCTCCGTCGGTCAGGGCCGCGTCACTGCGCATGGCCAGTGAGTTGGGCATGGTTGTCAGGCCGAACTGGCCGGTAATCTGCTGCACCACCAGATTGGCCAACTGACTGGCGCTGGCCTGGTCCTGACCATTGATGTAGATGTTGGCGGTCATGGTGTTTTGTTGGGTACTGGTCTGGCTGCTGGTGAGGTCTTTGCTGACCTGTTCCGGCGACTTGAGGCGATCACCCCCGGTGTAGATAGCCTCGCCCAGGGATTCACCGCCCTCGCTACCGAAATAGGAACCCAGCGCACCGCCGACCAATGCACCGATCGCGGTGCCGATCACCGGAACGAAACTGCCCAGCATCGCGCCGGCGGCGGCACCGGCATAACCGCCTGCCAGCCCACCAAGGCCGGCTCCAGCCGCGCCTGAAGCGGCCTTGTAATCACCGGCCTCAAGAGCTTTGATACCGTCGTAGCCGGCACTGGCCAGCGCCAGGGGCGCGCCCAGCCTGCCGGTGAAGGTTCTCGCTCGAGCTGCGGAGATTGCCAGTCGGCTGCGCATATCAGGGCGGGAAGTTCGGGCTTTTCCTGCGTCCGGTTGCTTCTGCCCGCCGTCCTTGGCTTGAGTTCCAGGCGCATCGCTTGCCGGTGGCTGGATGGCTGCGTCCGGTTTCAGCAGTGCCTCACGGGTGGAGGCAACGCCCGACGTCACTTTGTCCAGAATGGCGCTGCGAAACGGTGACGCGAGCGCCGCGCCAAACAAGGCCAACGCCGCGGTGACTTTCGGCAGCGACTCGGCCGCAGCGCTCAACCCCGTCGCCAGCGCGTCCACGCCAAGCATCGCCAGATCGGTAATGGGCGTGATGGCGCTGCCAATCGCTGTATCGAGACGGGTCACGCTGGCATCCAGTGCATTCCAGCGCGCTTGCGAGGTGTTTCCCAGCGCGTCGGCGGTTTGGGCCATCGATCCCTTGTCTCCATCGCCCTTATCGGATGCCACGGTGAGCGCGGTCTTCAGATCCTGGGGCGACTTCAGCAACTTGCCGATGCCCTCGTCGCCGTCGAACAGCGTCTTGAGCAATGAGCTCTGCTGCTCGGCAGGTTTGCTCTGCAACGCCGCCAGCAGATCCTTGATCGCGCCCGATGCATCCGTGCGCAGCCTGCTGGCCAGCGCCCCCGGCTCGATGTCCAGTTGAGTCCAGGCCGTTCGCTGCTCCGGCGTGACCTTGTCGCCCTTGCCCAACGCGGCGCCCAGGGTCTTCAGGGAGGCGCCCGCTTCGTCCTTGCCGACAGAGGCGCTCAACAGCGCGGCCGCAATGGCGGCGACCTGCTCAGGTGTCATGCCCGCCGCGATGGCGGTCTCGCCACCGCGCTGGGCAACCGAACCGATGTCCGCCGCCGAGGCTTTCAAACTGGCGCTGGCGCCAAGGCGGTTGGCCGCGTTAGCCAATTCGAGACTTTTCCCTCGATCCAAGTTCAAGCCAGTGCGCAAGCCAGCCATGAGCGCGCCGGCGTTCAGCACCTCAATCCTGTAGGCCGACGCCATCACCACACTGTCGCGGGCGAAATCCGTCAGCACTTGCTGGCGGTCTTCGGGTTTGACGTCTTTGAGCAGCCCCGCGTTGATCGCCGCCAGCTGGATCTGCGCCAGTTGCACAGCGGTCGCCCCGCTGGATGCGGCTTGCTTTTCAGCGGCGATCTTCTGGTTTTCGTTGGACATCACCTGCAGTTGTTCCGGTGACAGCTGCAGCTTCTGGTTCAGGTCGACCATGGCCGTCTGCATCGCCATTGCAGGCTTGAGGACACCAGGAGGCGCCAGTTGATCGACCTCTGCCCTGAGCTTCGACTTAGGCACCGCACTCGTCGCTGGCACCACTGCATTCGCCTTGAGCAATGACTGTTGCGCCAAGAGCGTGGTGTTCAGCGATGCCAGCGTCTCCCGCAGTTTCATTTGCTCCGACACCAGCAGCCGGATGTCGAGACTGGCCGTGCTCAATGCCAGATTCAGCCCCGACGCTTCAGACACACCGCCGAGTGTCGGCATATCGGTGCTCGCCGCAAAGGACAGCGAATATTTACTGTCTGCCATCCCGCTCTACTCCTGTTTCACGCCAAGGCGAGTGATCGCGATGTCGTAACGGCGCAATGCCTTGCCGGCGTCCCACTCCAGAATTTCCGCTTCACTTATCGGATAAATGAGCGGCACCACATCGAGGATCACTTCGATGTCGCGCTCCGAAAGAAGTCCGCCGGTTTGTTTAAAAAATCGTCGATGCGCACCTGCAGTTGTGTCCAGTCGGGCACGGTCAGCAGGTCCAGGTCGGGCAGCATCAGGCCGGTGCAGTGGGCGGTGATGAACTCCGCACGCTCCTTGGCCGTCTTCAGCTTCTTCATCGCCTTGGTGGCTCGCAATACCGGCATTTCCAGGGCCAACGAGGTCACGCTGCGGCCCGCCACGTTGAGCGGTTGCAGCAGTTGCACTTGGTCGGGATCGGCCGCCGCGTGGTCCGTCTCGGCGACCTGTGCGAGGAAATACGCCGCCGGACGGGTCGACATGTCGTGCACGTACTGGGCGATGCTCACGTAGTCCGGGCGCTTGAGCTGATCCAGTTCCTTGACCGACAGGCCGGTGGCTAACTTGGCCAGCTCGAAGAACTGGTCGTCCTCATCGTCGCCGGCACGGGCCAGGGCGTCTTTCTGCGCGGCGTAGAACAGGGGTTTGAGTTGCAGCTGGTCGATCTGCGATCCGTCGTCACCAGTGATGGGTGACAGCAGAATGTGTTGGGGAGGCGTCCAGGACATGAATCAATTCCTTGGTGAATGTGTGCCCCTTGTAGGAGCGAGCCTGCTCGCGA